CTATGGAAGGCGGTTTAGTTTCAAAGGCATTGAATATGTATCCCTATTTAGGAGGGGTGTATCGTTCGCAGCCCACGCCGTCATTTACCTTTCCTAGTGGGGCAAGAATATCTTTTGGACATCTCAATCAGGAACATGAAGTTTTGGCATGGATGGGTAGCGAAATTTGTTATGAAGGATTTGACGAAGGGAACCATTTTACAGATTATCAAATTACTTACATGTTAAGTCGCAATAGAAGCACTTGTGGAGTTAAACCTTATGTAAGAATTACATGTAATCCTGATGCAGACTCATGGATGGCTGAATTTCTGAAGTGGTGGATTGATCAGAGTACCGGGTATCCAATTAAAGAACGAGGTGGAGTTATTCGGTATCTGATTCGTGTTGAGGGTCAACGGGTGTGGGGAGATTCGGTCGAGGAATTGGTAGAACAGTACCATTGTGATCCTCTGGATGCTAAATCAGTCACTTTTATCCCGGCAACGATTACCGATAATCCTATCCTGCTCTTGAAAGACCCCGGTTATCTGGCGAATCTGAAGGGATTGAGCTTCGTTGAACGCAGTCGGTTACTGGATGGGAACTGGAAAATTCGCCCTGCGGCTGGAATGTATTTTCCAAGGCACGATGTCACGATTATTGATTGGGTTCCTACCGATGTGACCAAATGGGTACGGTCATGGGATTTGGCGGCCAGTGAGGAGCGTGAAGGGAAGCATGTGGACTGGACGGTAGGGATGCTGATGGGCCGCAGGAGCAACGGGAAGATTGTGATTGCTGATATTGTCAGGGTGAGAAGAAAAGCGGCTGAGGTGCGGGCGTTAGTGCGTCGTCTCGCGGAGAACGATGGGAAAGACACCTGGATTATCCTGCCGCAAGACCCTGGGCAAAGTGGAAAGCCGATTTACGAAGAAGAATTGATTTTAATGGCCGATGGTTCATTGAAAAAACTCAAGGATGTTGTTGAAGGTGATTTTGTTATTGGTAAAGATGCATTTCCACATATGGTTACTGATATTCATATTCATGGATTATTACAAACATTAAAAATAACTACTGAATGCGGTAGAGTGATTCGTGCTGCATACGATCACCCATTTTTGACCACTGAAGGATGGATAGAAGCGGGCGATTTAACAACAAACGATTCTTTAGGTTTGTTAGCGGGGATGAAAATAAATTTATCAACAACAAGAACAGCCGAAGAATTTAGGTTGGCTGGTTATTTTGTTGGAGATGGTTCTGTTGGTATAAAAAAAGGATCAATTTCTTCAGATGCTGGATTTTGTTGTAATGATCCAATTCAAATAGAAGATTTTAAGCATTGCGTTAAATCAATAGGTGGAGAAGTTGTTATTCGCGGTCATCGAGGTGTTAATTATGGAACTACTGGACTGCAACAATGGTTGAGAGACACTACACTCGCAGGAAAAACAGCTTACAACAAAAGAGTCCCTTCCTGGGTATTTTCATCTCCGAATCATTTAATTGCTGAATTTATTGGAGCCTACTTCGCTTGCGATGGAACTATCTCTAAAAAAGGAGACAGTGTTATCTTTTATAGCGTATCAAAGGAGTTACTAACTGATATTCAGCATCTTTTGTTGAGACTTGGTATTTCTTCACGATTAAAACAGAAGAATGGTCAGTATCTTAAAACTCGCCATGTTTCATTTCTTTTAGTGATGAGCCAGCAAGATGATGGGTATCGTCGTTTTGCAAACAGAATACCGATTCATCATACGATGAAAAAACAACGATTGACTGAATTATCTGCAAAAAGCAGGTTTAGGCGTTTCGATGAAAAATATATTCCAGATAAGATAAAGTCTATTGCCAAAGATGAGTTGTTGCCTTGTCGTTGTTTAAGTGTTGAGAGTGATAAATCATTTATTGTTAATGATGTTGTTGTTCATAATTGCCAAATAGATTCTTACAGGGAAATACTGTCAGAGTTTACGGTACTCAGCCGCACGATCACCAAGAATAAGGTGGTGATGGCTGAACCTGCTGCTGCGCTCTGGCAGCAAGGGAATATTGAAATCGTGCGTGGCAAATGGAATGAAGATTTTTTAAGCGAGGGCGAAGGATTCCCTGAAGGACGCCATGACGATCAGATTGATAGTTTATCCAGTGGATGTCAACGCTTACCCGGTTATTCAATCCCAGATTATAGTCAATCAGGATTAAGCTCAAAATTCAAAGAGTTCAGAAGGCGTCATAAGGAATAACATTTAATTTGCTAACTTATCTTTTTCTGCGTTATACTATTCAAAATGATGCGCCAACACTTATTTTGAACGTGTAAAGCAGGAGTTTATGTTTTGATGAATACGGATACTCTATATCAGAAGATTATTAGAAATATTCTTTATTTAGGCGATCTGGTTCGTACAAGAAATGAATTCGCTATTTCAAAGATTGATCTTGATCCGGTTACTTTTACCACAACGCCATTAGTTACGATCAGACATACGGCATGGAAAACTGCTATTCGTGAAATGGAATGGTTTATGAGTGGAAAAGAGAAATGCCCTGATGAACTGTTGCCATGGTGGAGCAATCAATTAAATAAAGAAGGTTTTTATTTATCTGGATACAGCAAACAGTTTCGACATGCAGCAGCGGATCATATCAATGGATTTGATCAGGTGCATTTCATCCTTGAAGGATTACGCCATCATTCAGAGTCACGACGACTGGTAATGACGTCCTGGAATCCGTTTGAAATGGCATTTATTACCCAACAGAATAACAACCTAAAGACTCCAAGCACCTGTCACTCGACAGTGATCCAATTTTTTGTGCGTGGGGAAACCCTGTATATGACCTCCTATCAGCGCAGTGCAGATATGTTATTAGGGGTTCAGCATAATTGGATTCAATCATGGGCGTTGCTGTTATGGTTTGCTTATCACTCTAAGTTGAAGGTAGGGCATCTGCGCTGGGTATTCGGTGATGCTCATATTTATGCTCATGATACTCATATAAAGGCCGCAACTGAAATTATCGCTTGCGATTCCAGTCCAGTTGAGACGAATTCATTTAACTTGATTTACCAGCCACAAAATGACAGTGAAGTATTTAGAGCCGACGATTTTTTAATGGAAGGGATCATCCCTGAGCCAAAGGTATTCACTAGGCCGGTGTTGCTATAACTACAATTAATTAGAGGATGAGTTATGACTGCCTTTATCAAGATGTCAATTCCTGTCTTAGACCCATTACCCAATTGGGTTGTTTGTCCTTATTGTAAGCGTAAAGTCACTTCTTATTTATTCAAGACTGAAGAATTTGTCAACTCAACTTACGTCTGTATTGAACATGGTGACATTCCTGTCCCTATGAGAAGCGCAGTAGTGAATCGGTATAAATAAGGAATAACAATGTATTCAAATGCTCGTAAGTTATTAACTTCTGAAATTGCGATTACAAAAATCCTCAGCTTTTTAGCTATTGTCAATGACCCTGACGAAATTCTATCTCAGGCCGGGATTCGTCGTCATCAACTGCGTAAACTGGAATTGGATGATGAGGTGGCGCAGTGTAAGGATACTCGCGTTGAGGCCGTGGTAGCGACGCCATGGCGGATAGAGCCTAATCAAACCCGCGTAGGTAAATGGATCACTAATGTTATTGAAGACCATATTGAAGACATGAAACGTGGCGTCATGGACGCTCGCTTCTATGGTTACAGTGTTCAGGAAATTATTTGCAAGGAAGTGCCAAAAGGAATAGGTATTGAACGGTTAGCATTGAAACCTATGGAATGGTTTGCGCCACAACGCGATGGGTCACTGCGGTTTTTCCCGGATGATGGTTCTGGAGGAATAGAAGGCATTGCGGTTGATTCTGTAAAATTTCTGGTCTCCCGGTGTAATCCTTCCTATCGCAATCCCTATGGCGAAGCGCTTTTGTCAAAGCTGTGGTTTCCTGTCACTTGGAGAATGGAAGGGTGGGGAATGTGGTTGCAATTTTTGGAAACCTTTGGTGAACCGATTGTCTTGGGGCAGATGACGGATTATGAAGCGTTTGTCACCGCAATGAAGGCGCAGGGAATCAGGTCTACGATTGCCTGGAAAAGCGTTTCAGAAACAGACAAGGTTACTACCATCAATGCAAGCACTCCTGGAGAGTTTGACCGTCTTGAACAAGCGATTTTACGCCGAATCCAGAAGCTCATTCTTGGACAAACGCTGACTTCTGATATTGGCTCCAGCGGCAGCTATGCCGCAGCCGCAATTCATAATGAAGTTAGGAATGATAAGCGCCGTGCGGATATACGGATGGTGCAGCAGATAGGGCAACAGTTAGTCAATACGCTCTGTATGATCAATGGTATTTCAGATCAACTTAAATTTATAATGGCTGATGACTCAGGACTTGAGTTAGGGAGGGCGCAACGAGACGCCGTGCTTTCTCCAGTATTGGCCGCCAGTGGATTCAAGTTGAGCAAAGAATACTATCTGAGAAACTACGACTACAAGGATGAAGATATTGATGAAACAGATAATGAGGTCAGCGATCCACCATTACCGAATCCGGTAGGCGATGTCTCCAACCAGAAGAAAGGGGGAGTTGTTGACAAGGATAGGGATATTGGAGTTTCACCAGCAATGAAAGATCGTTCAGTAACAAATCAAAATGAGAAATAGAGTATTGTATTATGATGCACTTTACGGTGAGTGTCCTTGATGCGGGTGTTGCTAAAGGGCTTCGTAAGATTCGTGAAAAGATGGATTATCCATTCCCGCTCTATCGTAAGATAGGGCTGTTGTATGTTGATAATGCAAAAATGCGGTTCAAGAGCCATACCGATCCAAAAGGTAGAAATTGGAAACACAATACCACGGCTACACGGTTCTTAAAAAAGGTGGGGCTAAAAAAGCGTAAACCTGCGATTCGTGGAGAATATGCTATTGGCACATGGACTGGAAATCTTGCTGAATCTATCTGGTTTAATATTCGCGGCAATGAGATTAGTGTTGGGGTGATGAGTAATGAACCGTCATCACGATATTCCAGTACCTTTCAATTTGGAGCAAAGAGAGGTGAATTTAGTGAAACGGCTCCATGGAATACAATCCCACCAAGACAATTTCTAGGGTTTAATAAAGTCACGAATAATAAGGCTATTGACCTAATTAAAAATCATTTTACTGAAAACAAATGAACATTATTGAAAATATCAGTCAAAATGATTCTTTATCAATTGCAATTGATTATGGTAGAATCAGCATCCGTAATCTGTGGTATCGCTATGATAAAGACACAGACTGTCTAATTCTTATGTCAGAAACACCAACTCCTTCACTCTTTAATGATGACACTGAAGCTAATGAATCCATTGAACC